CTTTTAACTACGTGCGCACCAGGTCCAACGAACAGAACCTTGTAATGCTTAGGGACGATACCATGAATCCGGTTGAACTCAGCAACACGTGCCATGCAAGGACGCATACCACAGAATTGCTCAGCCTCAGCACGCAACCTTTTAGGGATGAATTTTAGGTAACAAAGACCAGGAATGAATTTCCTGTTGCGAACACCGCCACGATGTTTTCTCTTAGGTCGATCAGCCACAGATTGGGCTATTTCAGAGACCTGAGGAAGCGTTGTAGTATTGTTCGTAACGGCCGGAACTTCAGCCACAGGGGCTATGTCACATTCCAAACCGATTTCGAGCTTCTCGCCTTCAGAAAGCTGCTCAAGCTTTCTCCTACATAAGGGGCATGATAAAGACCTCGCGGTCCATGATGATGTGCAATCTTCACAGAAAGAATGCGAGCATGCAAAGGAAACTTCACCAAAACAATGCTCAAGACAAATGGGGCAATCCAATTCTTTCTTGGACACCTCAAATGTAATCTGCTCACCTTCTTCGGGGCAGATATATTGGAAGTCATCGAACTCTCCAAAAATTTCTTCAATGCGAGCTTCTCTAATTCGAGAAGCTTCGCCTCTTGTCTGTTCACAGAAAACACAAGTTTTAACGTAACCCATGCTACACCAACGGCCCTCACACTGATGGTACTCAAAACTACGCCTGTCGTACTGTCCTGCACAAATCTTGAACACCTCTCCATTCTTCTCAACCCAATGATCAGGTCGAAAATGAATCCCAGCAGAACACTGGGGTTCAACTTTCTCAAGCGGAGGTGGGCGATTTTGCTGCCACACCCAACGGTCGAGAAAGCGCTTGCTAGTGATGCAAGCGTAGAAACGGTCGAGGTATCCAGGTGAGTGTTCGTAACTCTCACCCTCGAAATTGTACTCCCAGAAGTGATAAGGGAGAAGCCTCTCCGAGGAGGCAGGACAACCGAACATGGCATGTTCGGAGCACCGTCCAGCGGTGGCCGCGCGTCTAGCAGCGGACTTACCCATATTTCAGGGTAATGAAAAAGGTCTACAGAAGGAAAGTTCGAAATAGCAATTGGGATTTGCTGTTTCTG